GCGGTGCCCGCACCTGCGCCGATTGCGAACCCGCTGAGTGCGCCGGTCACTGGGTCGTTAGGATTTGCTCGTGCTCCTTCTGCGCCCATCATTAGTGCGGCTTTGAGGGAGTTTTTGAAGCCGCGCTTGCCTCCATGTGGTTCCCAGTTCTGGTAGGCGCTATAAAGTCCAGCGGTATCGCCACGTTCGCGATAGTAGGACTCGTTAGGACGGCCTGTCTCGGGATTGAAGGTGACTGCGCGTTGACGAGTTGCACCTTCAGCGGTGTCGGGAGCGGGCTGAGTTGTGCGGGGACGAGTGATCGCCTGCTGGTTTTGCTGAGCGAGCACTTGATCGCCATTCTCAGGCAGGTCCAACCTCATCTGACGCCTCTGCCACTCAGGAATGCCAATCTCCATCGCAGGCACGCCTGAAGGCAGACGTTCGTCAAATGGTTCTCTGCGTCTACGTCGAAGGATGTCAGCGATTGAGGTGCTCATCTAATTCATCGGTCCTGAAAGCTTTACGTTCCTCAGCCCACGCTTCTTTCCTTTGAGTTGCTGAGCGAGGTCGAAGTCTATCTGCGCTTCCTGCTCTGCGCTTGCATCAGAGTAGCCTCGATTGCGATAGGTGGCCTCAGACTGGCGCACGCTACGATCCTCCTGCAACTTTTGCTCGTTGGGAAGTCTGCGAACGCGTCGAAAGGGAATTGTAGGCATCTTTATTTTCTAGTAACCAGAATACACAATTAACCTCTCACGTATATTCTGCGACACAGACGTAAACTGAGGAGGGTAGTGTATAGCCGCGCACCACCAGTCAAGCTTCGGAGGCCGTTGCCATCTGGTTTCCTTACACTGAATAGAGCAGCAATTCGTTGCATACCATCCGTCTCCGTAGATATGCTGGACACCTCCGCGATGGCGATTCCATATTCGTTCAATTAGCTGCTTTACTCTCTTTTTTGTCATGCTGATTTCTTCGTAACTGTCGGCTTCGGTCTGGCCTTTGCTGCCGCGACTTGATTCTTACCCTGGAGTCGAGTAGCTTCCAATTGGTACTCACCTTGAGTCTCGGCTACGGCAAGTTGCGTCTTCGCTTCAATACCTTTTGTCGCCAGTTCAGTCTGGCGCTTCTCGGATTCCATTCTCTCGTCGGACTCAATCTTAGCACTATCGTCCTGCTCGGGGGCAGTAGTTTCCTGCGGCTGGAGTGCGGCTTGACCCAACGCCATTGGTGCAGCTCCCGCAGCGGCCACAAGTCCCTGATTCACCGCTTGTGGAATTTGCTGCTGAGTCTGCATGTTGTGATGTAACCAGTACATTCCTTCGATAGCTTGACGTAGTTCCATTGGCACAGACTGGCCCGCTTCCAAGTCGAGATACATACTCCACCAGTCGGCTTTCTCAGGGTGTTTAGGCTCTACCTTGGAAACAGGAGGACGGACCTGCTCGACCAGCACCGATGGATCGTTATTACCCGCTGCGAGATTCATCTTCATCGATTCCAGACGTTTTAGGCAGAGGGTTGAGATGTCATCGTCGGAATCATTGCCCCAGTTGATATTAAAGGGAGCAGCGGTGGCGCGAAAGAATTCAGGATCGGTGGCTTTCAGTTGCGCTGCGATAGGTGCGCCGCCGAAGGACTCGAAGAAGACTCGAATATCAGTTTGCTGCGAGAATGGAGTGGTGGGTAGTTCCGAGTTCTGGACCAGTTCAAACACCACCCGCGCTTTCAGATCCTTCCCTTCGACCACACGTCCCTTTGCTGCACCTTTGCCGGGATAGTAGCGCCCGGTGACATCGTGCGCAGAGACGAGTGAGACGATTCGTTTGGCAATCTCGACACGCATCTGTCCCTTGGAAGCAAGCATAGGACCATAAAGAGAGTTAGCAAGTTGAGCAGTGATTTGCGCCCCGGTGGCAGTGCGGTTATCTACGCCGATGAGCCCGTTGGTGAACTCGGTAACAAGGGAGGAGATTTGGGCCATCTCCCGGAGAAATTGCGATCCGTATTGCACGTATTGCTGACTCACCGCGCCCGGATTGCCGATGAAGAACGCATCGCTGAGTTTCATATTCGGTGGGAGAAGCGCGAGGGAGATGTCAATGTTATGTCCGGGAGCGAACAGATATCGTCCCTGATCCTCCTTCAACAGCGACATATCGGTGACGACAGCGGGAGTGGCCGTGGTAGCAAGTCCCTGGTAAATCTGGCCATCGACAGCGTTGAATCTGCGCTGGACCGCTGCCGTATCCTCCATGCCCCGGCCCACACCCGACTCCGCATTCATGAACCACTGCGCAGTGATTACCTCGTGCTGCTGAGACTCCTTGGCGTAGTTGCCGATGGTGAGAGCGAAGTCATTCAGTCCGACAAGGCAGATTGACTCACCACGGAAGAAGTCGCTGAGTTTCCCTTTAGGTAGGACTTCGCCGCATAACGTCCCCCCGCCCTCTGTTTCTAGCATCGCTTGGTACTCGGGAGTGAGCCAAAATTCGCTCAGCACTGGACGCTTGTCGAGCATGGACGTGCCACGATACTGCGAGGCGAGACCCGTACCGGCGAATGCTTGTCCTGCATAAGCAAGCGCGTAGAGAATATCGAGTCCGTAGTCCTCGCTTGACGACGAATCGGGAATTGTCACATCACCAAGCATAAGTTGGACCGCACCTTGCGTGATGTACTGGCGCTTGATCGCCCACGGAGATTCTTCCAAGTCTTTCGTCAAATCCCAGCGCCATGACATAAGCGAGGAAGAGACGAGTTCAGGTGCTCCGACCGGACGCGATTGGCCCATGCCGATGCGCGCCATCTTACTCATGACGGGCTGGCGTACATCGACTGCGGGAGACTGGCACTCGGGACATTGCGGTGCGTACTGGCCTTGAAAGGAGTCTGATGGACCTTCGTAATCGCAATCGAGACACTCGCCTCCACCTTCGTCGATAGTGACATCTTCGTGGCTGACCTGACGTTCATTCGTCCCATAGCCACCGAGGAAGGGATTCCATCTCACCTGATGGATGACCATGCCATCGGTGAGAAAGCGGATCGCTTCTCGACGAGAGAACTTCGCCGTGTACCAGTCGGTCTCGTATTGGTCCACCACTGGACGACAGGCTTGAGCAGCAGCGATAGCTTCCGGCGTATCGTCACCGGGACGCATGTTGACTTGTGGGTTCGACGCGATCACTTTCGATTCACAAGCTTGGCTGAAAAATCCCATCAAATTCATAGCCGTCTGGCGCATAGTCGTGTCATCGTCACCGCGCAAAGGCCGCACGTAGTAGCCGGGAGCACCGAAGGGACGGCGTTGCAGGAGTTGTTGGCCTTCACGAAAGAGGGCTACGAGCTGAGCCATCGATTGGATCTCGCTCCATGCAGCCTTCTGCACGTTCATGCAGTGCTGGTAGAGTTCACGAATAGCTGCTTCGAGTTTGGTGGGTTGCTTGTTGAGCTTCTTGTTGCGAATTACATCTTGGAGGGGTTTAGCAGGAGCGTAGTTCCGAGCACCACGCGCGGTCGCGACTGATAGCGGGGTAAAGTTCGGGGATTGGTCCAATCAATTCTCACGCGGCCTAGTTGGCCCCACCGAAAGGATCATCATTCAACGGCATACGACGTGGGATCACCACCTGCTGCACGAACTGACGCTTGGCTTCATGTAGCGATACTCCACTCGCCTCAGCATCCGGCTTCCAGAACGTCTCAAACTCCATCAGGTCCGCGCCGCTGAGATTGTACGGATCGACTGGCTGCTGTACAGGCTTACTCACCTCACTCACCGCTGGTCCACTTCTCGGCGCAAGTCCCCACATGTTACGCGAGCCGAGAACTGCGGCTGAGGCGAACGTGTCCTCCCTCGCCTGATTTCTCCACCTCTCAGCGGAGAGTTGCAACTTGAGTAGATCACGCTCGCGCTCAGCAGTTAAAGCACGCAAACGCCAGCGACGAGTGCGGAGACGATAGCGGAGCGAGAGCCAGCGACGAAGGAGTTTCATTAGCCGTAGACATTGACACCAAGATGACCCGTCGAATACGCAGGATCGTCTGTTACCCAGGTTAACTCAGCCAGCGACTGCGGAGTAGTTGCACCCTGTACGCGCGAATCGGAGAAGTCGCCGAGGTTCTTACCTTCCTGAATCGACTTCGCAATAGAGAGCCGTTGAGCAGGCGACTCAGCGCCGGGAGCTACTACGGCACTGTTCACCAGCGCGATGAGGTCATCGGCACTAGTGGCACTTGTAATACCCGCCGTAGTTAAGTAACCGGCAACCCCGGCTTGGAGTATTGCGTAACCAACCATCGCACTTGTAGGGCGATTGCTCGCCGGGTAACTCAAAAGTCCAGCCATGTGACTTGTCTCCTTACTTGGATTTCAACTTGACGTTGCGCAGCCCGCGCTTCTTCATTTCCGGTAGTCCTTTTGGACTTTGGTGGCCGAGCATCTCGCTCGCCGTCTGCGGTGATAGTCCCTTTGCATGGATTGAGCCATGCTTGATACCCTGGAAGAATCGGAATTGACGTTTACTGATCGCTTTGTTCGGCATGGCAACGACAGTCTACAACGTGGGCCGATTTGATACAATGCCTATCTCAACGGCTGACCAAAGTAATCAGTTGGCTGCTGCGGTTTCTTCAGCACTCGTCGAGCAAACCACTCAGCCATCTCACTTGTCATCTGAGCCTCGTTCGGATGTCGAGTTTGCTCCAGTTCGTGTCTGTGATACCCCTGAGGGATGATAGCGTTCAGGCGCTGTTGCTGCGTCATTGGCTTGCTCGCTGGACCAAAGGAGGGACTACTGAACACCATACGTGAGCTGTCGTTAGGATCGTCTCCAGCTTTGATGGGCTGGTCCACGGTGTAGCCGGACTCCTTCAGCTTCACCGGGCGACGACGATGATTGAAAGCCGAGTCGCGGTGTTGCTTGAGGCCGAGATCGTCAACTGGATGTCGCAGTTGCGAATGGACCACGATGTCAAAGAAGGCGGGACGGCCAAGCTTCCATAGACCAGTGTCAGTGTCCTTCGTGTCAACATGGAACGGATGCGGCTGAGTACGGTCACAGCGCAGGTAATGCCGCCACACCTGCCAGCCTGCTTCTTTGGAACTATCACAAGGGTGAAAGTGCCAGCCGTGCTTCTGCGCGAGCAGGAGTCGCTCACCCAGCTTCTCATGACTTGACCACTGGCGCTGGATTTCCTCGCCCGGCCACATGTCGCGGCGGACGGAGATCGACTGCTCATCCACGCTCGTATTAATGAAGTTTCTACCTCGATAGCGGAACACTGCACCTGCTAGTGGATAGCCTTCAGGAACCTTAGCCATGAAGGACCATGAGGAGGGGTGTTGGGAGGTGTAGCCGAGGTCGAGGCCAAGATCACACGGCCAATCGGGAGGAATACGTCGCATGCCGTCCACTGTGCCGTAGAGTTTCTCAAACATATCCCATGAGATGACGTGCAGGAGGAGTTTGCGGTCATCGTACTCAGGCAGGACGCGCTCCTCCTGATTCGCGTCGAGATTGTGCTGGTACTCAGCTTCGAACGCCGGTGGGCCAACGCGATTGAGCGTGGATTCCCAGTCGGCGATGGAGATGCCGTCCCAATTGGATTCACCTTGCGTGATAACTGAGTACGGGCCTTCGTCAGCTTGACGGATCTCGTAGACGAGTCCCTTGACAGCGGGAATGGGTCGATTGCTGAGCGTGCCATCGTCGTTGATCTCACCAAACACCGTGCGGATAGCGAGCGCAAGTGACGCTCCCGTGAGCATTCGGTTAACGACTGAGTTCGCGTGAATTGGATTCTGCGGCACGAGGACGCGCGTGTTTGCATCGCCCATCGGGAGGATCGCACGCGTGAGCATGTGTTCCTTATGCTCGACGACGTGCGGGGAGTCGTCCAGTTCGTCGTAGTCGTCTGGTACGATGAGCGTTGGACGGATGTTAATCGCCTTGCCGCCGCGCATGGCTACGTCTGCACCAACCGGACGAATGGCCCAGCCACCGCCGGTCATCAGAAACTCCTGACCCCAGCCAAAGCGATTACCATGTGTGCCGAGTTTGGGCTTACCCAGCCACGGGTAGAGTTCGGCGACTTTCTCTGATTCAATGCGGTCGCGGATAGCAACCACATGGTCGATAGCCTGGCTGAGCTTGCCACAGAGGTAAATGACGTAACCGGACTTCAGCAGCGCTCCTTCGAGGATGCAGGCCCATTCCACCGTGCTGGACTTGCCTGTCTCACGCGGCCACGGCAGGAACCCAACCTTCTCCCGCGGCTCTAGTGGCTCCTTATCCTGCACCTTCTGCAACGCATTCCAATTCCACTCCCAAAACTTGTGCTGCACCGGCGCAAATGGACGCGTGAAGGTGTGTTGGCCAATGCGACGCAGGAGATGCTCATATCCTTGCGCTTCATGAACTGCGCCAGGATGAGACTTGAGGTAGCCAGTGAGTCGCTTGAATCCTTCGGGATCGTTCTCGCGCAGCCGCGCTTCAATACGCTCCTGCTTCTCACGCGGGAGCGAGAGGAGTTTGCGCAGATATTCGTTAAACTGGCTCATCGAGGGGTGCGGTCTTCACGCAGATTGTAACAGAGTCGCGGGTGTGGAAAATGCGACGGGCGTTGTCATGCGAGAGGATTGCATAGCGATATAAGTGGCGAAGGGCGTGGTCTTTCTCATGTATCAGCACGGAGATCGTTGTGCGATCCAGTCCGGCTGTGAGCAGGGTGCCATCGGCGGCGTCGTAAACAGGACCGTAGGCGATGATCTTACGTGAAGTGGTAGTCGAAGGATGCTCAGGGAGGGCTGCGCCGTTGGGGAGTTCTTCGGTGATGGAGTCGTAGTCGTCACTCACACAGTTGTCGGATTCCAGCGCTCATACTGGCGAGGCCCAGTAGTGATTCTCGCCGCAACCTCGAATTGTCGGCGTGCCTCCAGTTCATCTACACGTAGCGTGACTAGTAAATCCCGTCGCCTCTCCGCATTCGCCGCACGGCCATCCTTGCTCGAAGGCTCGTACCATTCGCTGATAGCGAGTAGTCCCAGCGCTGCGCGTAGCTCGGCTAAGTCACAGTCCTCATTCGGCAACGGAGATGACGACAGCGCTTGCTGGTCCACCTGCCCGGCTACGTTCTGGAGATAGCGGACCTTGTACTGCGCGCTCTGCATCGGCAGCGGCCAAAACTCTGCGTAGGCCACATTCGCGCGCCAGTAGAAGGCGACGCGCTGGGCCGTGCAGTTGGAGTTGTCGTAAGGAAGATAGGACCATGACGCATACTGGTTAGAGAGCGCGGGAATATTAAGTACCAAATTCTGCGGCTCGTAAATCTTCACCAGCCGCGGTATCCAGACGGGGTTGGTTGGATCGTGCGTGATGACTGCCAGTGCCTGTCCGAAGTCAGGCTGTGAGATTGCGTAAGTTGCATTGTTCGGCTGCACTTGAATGATTAGATCGTTGAAGTCCCACGGATTACCTGTAGCGCGTTTGTGACGGAGTAAGGTTCGCACTTGAGAGCAGACTTGATTGAGGACTGCTTGGTCGTTTGGAGCCTGGGCGCGGGGATCTCCGAGACGCAACCGCACATTCTCACACATTTCATCCGTGGTGGGCATCAGGTTGTTTCAGATTCCGTCACCTTCAACTTACACCAGCGATTCTTGTGCATGCGCATTCCCGCTACGTTACCTGTGTACTCGCCACATTCACAAGAGAGAGTTTCAGGTTCAGTCTCAGGGGTTGCGATTGGAGCTGCGGCCATTGTGTTCGCGTCGATAGCTAGTTCGTCCTGCTGTCCAATCGATTCCAGCCGTTGCAAGCGCTCAATGTTCCCCTTCTTCTCTTCGATCTGAAGCGCGATCAGTTGCTCCAGTGCTTCTTCCAGTCGATCCTTACTGGGAAGTTGGGGTTTACGATCCTGCCGCTCCATGCCAATCTGGTCGAGGAGGACGAGATCTCCTGCCGTGTAAGGCCGCACGTAGCCGTTTGGACCACGCTCGCGTTGTTGCTGGTGAACGTTCTGGATGTAGATGTCTACATAGTTACGAAACTCATCAAGGGATTGACGATAGGTGTCGGTTATCGATAATAGCGAGGTATGTACCGAAGCCGCATCGAGCAGTGCGGCCACGTCGTCCAGTTTCAGCGGCAAATTGGGATAGTCGGGGAAGATTGCCCGCTGGATCTCCCAAAGTTCCGGGTCGTAGTCAATAGTGGAGCCGTTGTCCAGACGAATCAGTTGCGTGCGGTACTCGTGACCGAGTAGTGAGGTAAATTCCACCACGCCGCGCCGGTTCCCGTTGGAGCGATTAACGTTATCATCGCCGTTGAGAATTGAGTTGATCTGCTCGCCGGGGAGGGCGAGTTTCCCCACCATCGAACCATAGGGAGAAAAGCCTCCCATGCTGGCCGTGCCGCTCATTAGTACACCTTGCCCATTTGGCGGCGGCAGGCGTGGAGGTTCGTAACCTTTCGGAATCTGTTGGGCGAAGTACCCAGCGCTCAGCGGATCGATGTCGAGCGTTTTGCGCACGTAATCGTAGGGCAGGAAGTCGTGCGTGTCGCGTAGGAGTGGGGTGATGCGCCCGCGACGCAGGAAGTTGCGCGCGTAACGCAAACAAGGATTGGCAATCTCGATACCACCACCCCTGGTCCAGGGACGCTGGACCATGACTTCCGGTGTAACAAAGGAACCGACACAGGTAAGGTAACGAGGACGGGAGTTGTCCTGATTGACTTGTGGCGGCTCAAATACGCGAGTGGTTTCAAGTGGGGCTTCTGATACGACGGTGCTCATTTGATACTTTCCTTCGTGCTCTAGTTGAGCGGGTTTGCGTTGCTGGTAACTGAATGCGGCTTGTAGTTCCAGTAGTCCTGAATCTCCCTGTCGAGATCGTCAAACTGGCGCTGCTCCTCTTCCTGCGCGGTTACTGCATCACTAGCCAATTCCTGTTGCGCATGTGGCGCAGTGAAGAAGCGAGAGTCCTCGGTTGGTTGTACGTCGGGGTCTTGTCGCGCTTCCCATGCGGTCTTGCGAATCCAGTTGAGTAGATCCTCGTTAGGCTCCGCGTACTTCCCCCAGCAGTGATCGTACTTCTCGCCGCAGTTGCAAGTGTCGCCAATGCAGGCGCAGCACTGACCATCGTGATACGAGTGACAGCGCAGTTCGACATACTTCTCACTGGGACATGGACCTTTCACGTCCCAAATGGAACTATACCAGTTGATATAGCGCTTACCTTCCCATTCGGCTGCGTACTGCTCCGGTTCAATTCGTTCCAGTAGTACCCAGCGCTCGGGGGCGATGAATTGTCCCTCTGCGTTCTTACCTGTGCAGAAGATTGGATAAGTGTAGCCGGGAGGGTCCTCCCCGAGTCGATGCGGCATCCAGCGCAGTTCGTCCGGTGCCCATGCGAGCTTCATCAACGGGCGTCCATCGCGCGTGCCGGTGATCTGATCGATACGCCGCTGGAACGCGGCCTGCTCACGATAACCAAAGGATGCAGGAGGCAGCACTGAGAAGTACCACCTCCCGGATTGAGTTTGTAGATTACTGGAATCCATACACCGTCGCACCTGTAACTGCCGTACCAAGTCCAGCTTCGTCCATCAGGGTCACAGTCTGACCACTAATGGAATACGACAACGGGCCACCTTCGACTCGTTGCGGCTGCTTCATAATACTCGTGTAGGTTCCGGTATCCCCTGCCGCCGACGAGACCCCGGTGACGGTTAGTAACTCCTTCACGAAGCCCGAGTCATCTGGCACGGTACCAGTTTGAAAAGACGCCAAAGCTATTGAAAGTGAACCCATAGTTTGACCTCCTTTAGTTTCCTTGACCAGTGACAACTTGAGTAGTAATGCCAGTAAGTGACGCACCCTTCATCTGCGCTGCCGCCATGAAGTCATCACAGGCAAGCGTCCAACTCGTTCCCCACATCCGATACCAGTTGCGCGATCCGGTGCCATTCACACCGGGAAGATTGCGCCACTGGAGATCGTCGGGTGAAATGTCGCCGAATTCAATCTCGGTGTGTTTCTGGAGATTGGATTTGAAGGCGACGTAACGATCCTCCTCCGCGCTGGTAATCTCCATAACTCGGGAACCGTCTGCGTCCTTGTAGATGCGGCTGATACCCACCACTGCGCTGTCGTCCTGTGTGCGGTGGAAACCGTAGCCCTGTTTGCGAATGTCGGACATGAGTCCGGGAGTGGTAATGATGCTCAGTCCGCTGCGCATAGAGTCGTCTTCGTTCAACACATTGAGCATGGTCTTGACTGTCTCC